AAGAATGCGGAATGGCCCAACTTGTTTGGCCCAGATGGAAAAGGCGAAGCGCCAAAACTTCAAATGACCCAGACCGCAGATTTTCCTGACAATTTATTGGATGACGTCATTCAGTCGGCAGAGGACTGCCCTGGGGAATGTATCTTTATCGAACCTTAAGGTTGACGGTTTTCAAGATGTTCGACAACGGAATATCCAACGAGATGCGCCGTGTTTGATGCATATTCTATGTTCAAAGTTCGGTACCACCCACTTTTAGACCTCATTAACACACCAGTCTTGCCAGTAGATTCACACGTAACTGCAGCAATGGTTTCATACTTCTTTACTACTTCAGCCATCGCGTTATATGTGTTGGGTAGAGATGGCTGAAAGTAATACCTCAACCCACCAAATTTTTGTTTTATTTGAGTAATCTGGTAATTAGGGTCGATTTTTGTTAATTCTCTATCACAATCTATAACTAGTTGGTACCAACCCTCATCAATATCTATTGATTTCCAGTATTCGGGAACTATCTTTTCTTTCAACGTCTCCACAGCAGTCTGTAAATCATTCATTGATTAAGCCCACGTTTTTTTCCAGTAGGTTCTCATATGCCTCATTGGGGGTGTTCCCAATACCAATAAGTTTTGACTCACCAGAATCCATCCAGAACTCAATGGCACTATCATCATCACCAAACATGTAGTCCATATAGTTCTTGTTAATATTCTCGTCGTCCCAGTCTCCAATTGCGTGCCACTTACCGCCCTCGTAAGTGCCGCTATAGCGCGATTGACGAATCACAATTGGGTATAACTCATGTATATCCATGAGGTCAGTATACACAAATTCAAAAAATGGCGCCCTCGGCAGGATTCGAACCTGCAACCTACGGATTAGAAGTCCGTTGCTCTATCCATTGAGCCACAAGGGCAATCAACTCAGACTACTTAACTGGACAGGCTCCGGTAGAACAGTCATCAAGCGATAGTTCGCCATCGTATGAACGCTGCACGAGGGGAATGGAGTAGTCGATTTTGGCGACCATTTTCTCGTACTCTTCTTCGGAAATCTCCTCATATGGAGGCAGCGGAAAGTTATGGTCAGTGTGCAGCAGGAAAGAAACCGACTTGACTGACGAGTCGTAGTTCTTCGACAGCCAATCCTTAATTAGTGCCAACTCCTCAATTCGGTAGTAAACCGTCACCGAAACGGCGTTGTCGGCCCAGATGGTCTGCATCTTTTTAACCCATTCCAACTGCTGAACGGCTGTCATTTCGGATACAAGTACGGCATCCTTTGGTGAAGCGCACGGGAAATCGACTACGTATCTGGTGTGGTCTTCGCGACCATCGATACCGATATCCCACTGAACCTTGTGTCCTCGTTTGCGACAGGCATCAACCAACGGGTCTGATGAGCCAAATCGGACACGGCGCGTGTAATGTCGTGCAAATGCTGGGTGGATGCCAGGCGTAACGCCGGGCAAAAGACTAAGGGTTCCCGACGGCTGAACCGTGGTCAGCCGGACTGATTTTGAAAGAGACTTTTTGAGACTCCATGCAGCATCGAATTCCTCGAGGCACGTGTAGGTATCCTCCAACCACGAAATTTGTTCTTCTGAACACTGCAAAATCCCCGTAACCGATTGTCCGAGTCTTGCATTTTTGCGAACTGTATTTGTGGTTTTTTCGTACGGGTACACCAGTGTTGTTATTTGTTTTTGTACTTTGTAAAGCAACAGCGAAATATCCATCAACTGCTCTTTGTTTTCCACGTTTGGCAAGAAAATTGTGGACAAATTACACGACTCGCCATCAGCAAGGCCAATTTCCGCACAAGGGTTGAAACCCTCAATTGAGTTGTCGGGTTTAAATTCGCCGAGACGTCCATACTTTCGCGCCAATTTGCGATTGACAAGACCGTAGGGCTCACCGGAGCCGTCGTACCCCTTCCATAATTCCGACATGATTTCCTCATATGCATCGGCATAGATGGAGTTGTTGCTATTTGCTCGCCAAGCAGGAACAGAACCAGAGGACCAGTTCTTTGCCCGTATAAACAAAACATCGTCAGGGTCGCCAATCGCAATTTGCGCTGACCGGCGCGAAGAACCGGAAACAACAATGCGGCCGATGATGTTACAAATATCGAGAACATCAATTGAGCGTAGTTTCTTGCCTTCTCGATTTTGCATTACCTTGCAAATATCAGAGACACCCTCGATGAGCGCGCCAGGGCCGCTTGCTGTTCCGCCGAATGTTTTTAGCGGTGCGCCATATTCTCGTACGAGAATTGTCGAGTAAGTAAAGGACTTCCCGGTGTCGAAGAAGGACTTCAGTACGGCATGGAGTAGGCGCTTCCATCCATGTCGCGAATCTGGAACAATAATGTCTGCGTCATTCGTTCTCTCGTGAGAGATGGACACGTTTGTTTTTACTTTTGGTAAATCATGAATTTTTGAGCGTTCTACAGAAAAACCGACACCGCCGCCAAGCATCAAGTACTCGAACAGCAGTTCAAAGTCTTCTATCTTTTCGATATTCGTGAAGTAGCAGTTATTCAAAGATGAGCCATTGAATTTTTGAACAAGCGGTGTCCCCAATTGCCATAGCGAGCGGCCCGCAAACGAGCAACGCAGATTAAAGCAATGGTCGAAGAGTCTTTCCTGTTCTGCATCGGTCAATGGTGCGCCGATGTCCACGGCGCCGTTGATTACACGTTGGAGTGTTTCGCTCCATGTTTCGTTGTCGCCATTTTCTTTCTTGCGACTGTAGGTGCGAAGAAATACAACCTCTCCAAGGCCCCCAAAACCCCAAGGAGGCGTTTTTTGGGAATAGGAATCCACAAATGATTGTTCGAGCATGATTTCCCCGTCTTTATAGTTGTTCGGTTGTCAAGATTACCATACGCCAAAATACAGAAAGAGTCTAAATTAAACCTAATTTTTGTGCTTGTGTCACCGATATGATTTTCCCAGCCGGAATAACAAGTATTTTCATTTTTCTTCCCGGTGTTAACTCACGCTCCTCAATCACGTCCTCTTTGACAACAAATTGCTGAGCATCTGGATTGGGTTGGTCGGGCCCGAATCCCATAATGTGTGCAGGCGGCTCCGATGTTCCGGTGCAATCCCCAGTCGGGTGTCCACATACAGGGCACGGCTGTCTATCGGCAATCGATAGTTTTATATTGTCACCAATTGTGATAGGACGCAAAAAATCGTTTTTGTAAAAAACCATATATAAGTATAACTAAAATTCCTGCAAAATGAAGCCGTGTTTGGTTATGTCGTGTATCAGTTCAATGTCCAGTGCAACGGATGACAACTCGGGGTCGACTTTTCTTCTAAAGGCCCCCTGAAGCATGCTTGGATAGGCGTATTGATTAACTGTTTTTGCGGCCTTCTGCGAAAATTCCATCACGTTGCCCCACTGGACTCGCTTCCCTACTGAATACTTGTATGGGACCGAAAATAGATAGATGTCGGGAAATCCAGTTTGCAGGTTTTCGTCGCAATGGATAACGGTGAGGCACTCCTTTACCCTGGAGTCTGGTTCAATAAAGGCAAGCGATAGTTCTTTCTCCTGTGGCACAGTGGAAATATACCCTTCGGCGACGAAGGTCAAGGAGGAAACGCCAAGTTTGAATCGCAAAACCCTCAGAAGTTCATAGCACCTACCAAACCTAACCTGATGGCTCTCCTTCATGTATTGGGATTCAAGTTGAGCGCACAAGAACGGCCCGCCGTCTCGCCACGCAAAGAAATTAAAAGATAAATCCTCGCCAATCCCCTCTTCTTTAACAATGATACTTTTGGCAAGTTGCGATGCGGTGAGTGTCAAGGCAATCTTCGAAAAAGGGTCAAAATAATCTTCCACATAAGAACCCTATATTAGTTGCATTAATTACGGGGGATAATGGGTTAACGTAAAGAGTATGAGCAACAACAAAAAAACAGCAGCAAAAAAGAAGTCAGCAGGAGCAAAAAAGAAACCTGTGGCAAAGAAGAAGACCGCACAGGATGTGGTCGAGGCCATCCAGGGCAAGAACATCCAAATTGACGTGCCAACAATGGACGAGGTCAAAGATGTTCTTTCAGATACCTTTTCTGAACTTCAGAAAAACAATTTTAAACTCACCGCAGAAACCAAGAAGGGCTTCTTTGGACGCATCAAGTCTTGGTTCAAGGTAAGTTGAAAAAGAAGAGCAAAAATCCTCGCGCGCGACTTGCCTCAAAATTAGTTGGGGACAAGTTGGCCCGTCGCCTTCAGCACAACAACGTTGACGAATTACTTGATTCCATCACCCTGACAGGACAATCCCTGCGCAGGGTGACGAAGTCAAAAAACTAAGCCCTAACCACTTCGGGGAAAGTATCCCAAGACTGGCCAAGTGGTTTCACCACGGCAACTGTTTCGTTTGCCACCCACTTGTTGAAAATGTGAATAAAGATGGCAATGTTGCCCTTGCTCGCATTTCGACCCCAGGAACCGCGTTGACGGCCCAGCCAGTTGCGCAATGCAAGAGGTGAATCTCCAGTCTTTAGACCGACTCCGTCAATAACGAGATTGACAAACTCTTCCGCCTTTTCCCGGCCGTGCTTGCTCGCGGCGAGAATCGCAAATACACCCCAAGCGTGGCGGATACCGCCAACGGCTTTGTCTGCTTTCCGTGCGACACAAAGCGCCCACTCAAGAATTTCGGTGTGGTCGCCACAGTAGTCAAGGATGTCCTGACGTTGGACAAGAGCCATGGCGTTCGTGTCGTAAATGTTGAGACCAGCATCCATCGCTACCAAAGTTTTGACGATTGGCGACAAGTGAGTTGCATTTAGGCCGAGACCAGCGGCACCCAGGGCGTCGTTGACAGTTCGGGATAAGCCCGCATCAATGACCGTGTAGGTGCTCTCGTCCACTCCACGCAAAACGAGGCATTGACAAGAAGTGTCCGCCTCAATGATTGCGTTCAATCGGTGTTGACCGTTGATGAGTCTGCCATTCTTCGAGATTGTGATGGCATCGTTCTGAATGTCCCACAACCCTCGCTTCATTGCGTCTGCGTATTGGGAGACACGAGTCTTGCGCAACTTGCGATTATCTGTGTTTCCCTCAAGCATCTTCTTGGCAATCACCGGGGTGATGACCTCAACGGATGCTTCGATTTCGGATGGGACGGTATTCTTGGTGTGTTTGTTTTTCATAGTGGATTATACGGTAGTGGTGTTAGGTGTAAATGACAACCTGTTGGGACAATTTTTTCACACATTTGTGACCCGTGCCACAGATGCCTGCTCCTGCTCGGTCATGGCGCCAAACTCCTGTTCTACCAGTAGTTCAAATTCGGCTTGGTGATTATGGATGAGCACCAAAGATGCCCGACGTCGGGCTTCGGCTCGCTTCTTGTATTTTGCCTTATTGGGGTTGGATTCTCCGCTTGCCCTGCGCCCCCTGGCGATGAATCCTTTTTGCTTGAGTTGCTCAAAATTTGTCATAAAATATTAATCCTTTGCTAGTAACTTGATTAGAAACTACAGGATTAAATGTTAAAACACAACCTCGCAACAGGTATTTATGGGACGGGCTCAAAGTGCCCCAACGCCCAGAACTGAAATTTAACTAAATCCCTGGCCCTCTTTCGCCGGGCTTGGGCGGTGGTTTTTCTTTCTCGAACAATGGGTACGCCTTTTCGTAACCGAATCTAGTTGCGGCTATTTTGACCATCCCATTAACGCTGGTCTTCCAGTCTGGGATGTTCTTGTCTAGCCAACTTACGGCTGAGCCCATGGGTACTTTGGCGGCCCTCATTTTGGCGTTGAGCATGTCGACGTGATTGGATAGGGCGAACATTTGTTCGCCGCGCATACCGTTTGTTTTGGACATCCTATTTGCCTTTGGTAGCCATGATTTCATCGACTATGACAGAAGCGTACTTTTTTCTCAGTCTCCAAATTTTTCCATTCATTTCCATCATCGCCTTTGTGTCCCTGGCTTTATCCGTAATTTCGGAGTCGTATACCCCGTACTTCTTGAACATGACATCATCAAAGTCCGAGTTCTCAATGAGGATGTCAGAAATCCATTTGGCCCGTGTGTCAATTTGGACCATTAAGTTACAAAGACCCTCATAGCCGAAATCACTGAATATCTTGTTCACCACCAATTCGCAGTAGTTTTCGCGAAACAGTCTCTCCGCGTGGCGCCCTTCGTGCAGGAACTCGACAAGGTAATCCATGATTCCATCCTTGTCGTCGCCGTTTTCCGAATCCCTATCAGGAAAATCGTTTTTATCTTCTGACATGGCTGACCCCAATCATTAATCCCACACACACAGTATGGCACTAAATTGATTAGGCAAGAGATAACACGTAGGCCTCGGTCTGCTTCTTCATCTTGGTAACCCACGAGTAAGAGTCCATGGATGCGTTTGCTCTGTCAACTGCATTTGCGTCACGGTAGTGGTCGAGGTATTCGCCAACGGCGTTAAGCATTGACCAGCCGTTATTTCCAAAGCCTCCGGCGTTGTTGGAATTTACGTATAAACCCTTAACAAAACTCCATATTTGGTCGCGATTATTTTTTTGTCTCTCGGTTTCATCGGACTTAATAGGAAAGATATTTTGAAGAACCTTGTCAATCTTCATTGGGTTCATATCCACCTTCAGCAATTCATTCGCGGTTGCGGTGAAGGCGGTTGCCCACTCGACAGACAGTCCAAGTATTGTCCGCGCTTCTTCCATTGCGTTATCTGCGTTTCTAGTGTGTCGTGCAGTGAATGTGCTTCGGGCCGAACTAAGACCAGCAATCACGGTGTTCTTGCATACGGCACGCACGCTTGTATTGGCAAACGTAATTGGGGTTTTGCCGTTATGGCCGTTACGCACGAGCAAATATCGTTGGATTGAATCATTCACGCCAATTGGGTCGATTACCAAAGAACCAAGGTCAATAGAAGCAAAGAATTCGCGGCCCTCGTCAAGTACTCCGCATGTATCGACTACCGCATCGCCATCTGTCGCTCCGACAATATCCAACGCTCTTTCCATTAGTTCTTGGTTTTGTTGAATCGTAAATCTTGTTCCGACGGTGGCCAATCCATCGAAGGAGCCGTCGTCGTTCACCCGAACTGTTGCTCTCGAGTTTTTGACACGGACGATTGACCCGTCGGGGTTCCTCAATATTTGACCCTCACCATCAACTACGGCGACTTCAGCAAGAACGACGTCAAAGTCGGCCCCTGCGGCGGCCAGCATCGCTTCAGATGTCTGTAGGCCAGTCATGGGCGTGCCAAGACGGTGCCAGGGAATCTGCTTGTCGGCATAGGCCATTTTTGCCCTGCCGTCCTTACCTATTTCTATGTTATGTGCCATATGAACCACTATATCGTGTAAATCTAACCAAACAAGCGGGTTGCTGTTTTTGTGTTCGCCAACTAGTATTAAACCATGGAACAAGGAAATATTTACCAATATATAGATAAACAAATTGCGGAATTGCTTGAAATATCTTTAATGCGTAGACATAAAAAAATTAATGTTTCAGAAGTTATTGCAATACTTGTTGAAGTAGAAAAGCGTATTCCAGAAATTGTTATTGATGGAGATGAATTGGTCAAGTATTTTAAGAAACGAAGGCCGAAAGCCTAATTTCTGCTAAACTTTAAGTAACCTACTAGGAGAGATACCAGCGCGACCTACTACCCGTCGCCATGCCCTATCCCCAATCAATTAGGAGATTCGTTTGAACACAGTACTTGGATGGAGTTTATCCCTTACCTTTTTTCTGTTCGGAATTTCAATTAACGACGGCAAGACGCCTGTAGAAAGGCAAGAGAGACAGGTAAACCCGGCCTCCGTGAATACCAATTTATCCTTTACTCCCGTTTCCGTCACTGCCGCAAAACCCCAAATTGTCTTTAAACACGGCGACATTTCATGGTTGCCAGAACTCGCCCTACGGGCTGGTTGGAACCCAAAACATCTGCCACGTCTTGGTGAAATCATCTTGCGAGAGTCTGGGGGATGCCCGAACCGCCGTGGGGGTGATGCGGTGGACGCAAACTGCAACATAACAAAAGTCCTAGACCGCTCGCATCGGTCTGATACTGGGCTTCTTCAAATTAATGGCGTAAATTACGATACTTCCCGAAACAAATGGGCGGCGGTGTGCAATGCGGGAATAGCCTGCTCTCAGGAAATTCTTCTTGACCCATTGGTCAACCTGCAGGCTGGCTTAGTGCTTTTCGAAATTGCTGGATGGGGTCCATGGGACCCATGTACCTGGGGGCCAGATTACGCCCATCGATGCAATAAGAAAACAAAGCCATAAGACCCTATTGGGGATAAGGTGGTGGGCATGCCTACCTTAAATACACGAGGGAAAATCCTCAAAGAAGCAGAATCAATCGTAAACGGGAAACGCAATAAGGACTACGGTGACCCGTATGACGACTTCACCACGACTGCCGAGTTGTGGCAAACGTACCTTGAACGAATCACGGCCCGCCGTGGTTCGCTGGCGCTAGAACCACATGACGTTGCGGCGATGATGATGCTCCTAAAGGTCGCTCGTCTCACTTGGTCTCCGGAAGAAAAAGACCATTGGCAAGACGCGATTGGTTACGCATCCCTTGGGTGGGAATGTCAAGTGTTGAAAGATAAAAAGTGAAACGCAAGAAGAAAAATACCAACATCCAACTAAATATGTTGATTGCGTTAATGCAACAAACCGAACCAGATTTATTCTCAGAAAAACTTGAAAAAATGCCCGTCACCTTAAAAGATTATGATTTGGAAGATGCCTGGTGGGATGCCATTAAATGAGTTCCGAGCACAGGAACTCTCCGCGACAAAAAATTGTCGAGATACGTCGTTCCGGTTCTTGGGGTAATGTTGTTTACGAACACATTTTGGCTTGTGGACATATAGAAAAAAGACCCAGGGTACAAACTTCAAAAAGTTTGGCTTGTGTTTCATGTTTGAGGACGCAAAAAAAAGAACTGGAAATACTTTCACTCAGGGCACCGGTTGATTCTCCGGAACCATACATCGAACAATCGGAAATAAACATTGCGCGTGTCAAAGCAAAACTCGCACATCATCTTGGGATAAGTCTTGAACAAATAGAAGTTTCAGTAATTGATAAATTCGGAAAACAAAAAATTTCTGGCGCCGTTGTGTTCTTTTCTGAAGGTGATGTGAATAAGATTACTGACTAACGTGTAGACAACTCAAATCTGCCGGGGGGGCACATGAATAAATCTCACACCAAAACTTTCACCGAGTTTGAAGAACAAGAAATAATCCGCTTGAGGGAAGAAAAAATGCCTATTGGCGCAATCGCTTTGTATATGCATTGCGGCCAAGTGCGAATAAGTCGATTTCTGAAAGAAAGAGGCATGTCAGTTTTCCAGGACAAAACGTCCCCTCGCGCCGGGCGCCCACAAGACCACAGGCCGATTGAAATAAGTGTTCCAGAAATGCCAAATGCTGGTTGCAAGAAAGAAAAACCTGAAATGTTTTTTCCTGGTGTACCACCGCAAGGCAGAGCGGCAATGACTGTGTATAAAAGGAATATAGAAAAGGCCATCGCTATTTGCATGAAATGCTCCCATCAAGAAAAATGCCTCGACTACGCACTGCAAGCGGAACCGATTGGGATATGGGGTGGAACAACAGAAATGGAAAGGGAATATATTCGGGTCAAACTAGGGATTGAGTGTGCTCGAGAAACTGTATTAAGCAAAAAAAATAGAAAAGAAAAATTCTTGTTTCGCGACTCAAATTTACAGTGGCACTTTGAGGCAAAATACAATTCGCCGATAGTGAAAGGGAGACTTTCACGGCGTGGCTGAAGTTTCTATTTCGCCCCAACTACAGAACGTCCTGGACCGTCTTCAGGGCGTAGTCCGCGTTGCTGGTGGATTTCAGGCGAAGTGTCCTTGCAGGGATGACGACAACAACCCATCCTTTTCTGTGTCTGAAGGCAATGGTGGTAAGGTCGTCGTCTACTGTCATGCCGGAAGGTGCAACACCCAACAGGCGTGCGCTTCAATGGGGATTTCGATGTCTGACCTGTATCCGAAAAAAAAAGAAAAGAAACTTGAATTAGTCGCCAAATACAAATATTTGGACGAAGATGGCAACTTGCTGTTTGAGAAATTGCGCTATGTTGACGAAAATAACAAAAAAGAATTCCGACAAAGAAAACCTGACAACAGGGGTGGGTGGGAATACAAACTTGGAGAAACGCCAAGAGTTCTATACAACCTGCCGATGGTCATTAAAGCAAAATCAGAGGGGACGCCCATTTGGGTTGTCGAGGGAGAAAAAGATGCCGACAGTTTGGTCAAAATGGGTATTTGTGCAACGACTATGCCCAATGGAGCAGGAACGTGGCTGCCAATGCACACCGAAACATTGGCTGGCGCTGTCGTGGAGGTCATCGCCGATAATGACGAAGCGGGAATTAGACACGCAAAATCTGTGTACGAAGAACTTAGCGACGCCGGATGTGATGTGCAAGTTTGGAAGTGCTCAAAAGGGAAAGACATAACCGAACATTTAAGTGCCGGTGGAAAAATTGAAGAACTAATTCAAGCAGATTTGAACGAATTTACAAATGTGCAGGAAACAGTTAAAGAAGAAGTAGTGGCAAGCGAAACCCACGAGGGCCGTGCGATTAACGAATTGGCCGACTTGCTCGACCGTGGCGATATGTCTGAAAATCAGAAATTGGCACGAGCGCAATTGATTATTGCCAGAACATCAAGCACCAAAATTGTCGATACCGGTCGCCTCGTTAGTTGGTCCGAATTTGTCGGCGAAACCGAAGATGATTCATACGACTGGGTAATCCCAGGTCTACTCGAGCGAAACGAAAGAGTAATCATCGTTGCTGCTGAGGGCGTTGGCAAAACAATGCTCGCAAGACAAGTGGCCATATGTGTCGGCATGGGTATCCATCCGTTCACCTACCAACCTATTAAACCCCAGGTCACATTGTCCATCGACCTGGAAAACCCCGAAAGAATTATTCGTCGCACATCCAGGTCAATTTACGCTACGGCTCGTGCTGTTTCAAAAAACCCGAACCCGCAAGCCCACCTGTTAATCAAGCCTCAAGGTTTTGACTTGCTTCGCATGGAGGACCGTGCTGTTTTGGAGGAAATGTTAGAAAAGACCCACCCGTCGATTCTCGTTATGGGTCCTCTGTACAAGTCATTTATTGACCCTGGTGGAAGAACTAGTGAGGCGGTTGCGATTGAAGTAGCAAGATATTTGGACACCATAAGAGACGTCTACCAATGCGCCATGTGGCTCGAACACCACGCTCCACTTGGAACTTCAATGACAACGAGAGACCTTCGACCTTTTGGCTCTGCTGTTTGGTCGCGTTGGCCAGAGTTTGGCGTTTCTTTGCAGCCAGACCAAACTGGGATGCCATTTCATTACGACGTCAGGCACTTCAGAGGTGCTCGTGACGAGCGCCAGTGGCCAGTTAGAATTAAGAGAGGGAAACGTTTCCCTTTCGAGGTTGTCGACTGGCCTCCTACAACAAAGATTTCAACATGAGCAACAACCAAACACCTATGACCAAAGAGTTTCTTGCAGAAAGAGACTCGCGTATATTCAAAATGCGGCAGGCTGGTGTTGGTGTCAGCGAGATAGCAAAACGATTTGGGGTTTCGTCAAAAGTCGTCTCCTTGGCGGTCAACAGGCAACTAGAAAAACTCAACAAAGAAGACAGCCTCGTTTATCTTGACGTATTACGAATGGAATTGGAGCGGCTCGACTCGCTACAGGCGGCACTTTGGCCGTTGACACAATTCCGTAAAGTGACCCTTGATGACGGCAGTGAGGTGCAAGTGGAACCAGATTTAAAGGCGGTGCAACAGGTTCTCAATGTCCTCGACCGACGCGCAAAATTGCTCGGGATGGACCAAACAAAAATTAATATACAATCCGATATATCCACTTCTTCCCCAATACGGGCAACTTTGGCCGGACAGGAAGGAATGCCGAGAGAACTACTGCAATTTGACCCCGAATCGGAAGCAAGAAAACTTCTCAGCCTCATGGCGATATCTGGTGTACTTCCCCAAGAAACAGTGGACGCTATGCTTGGCGTAAATCCAATAATCGACGCAGAGGTGGTGGAAAATGAACCAACCGGAACAGAACCAAGACAACTTGAGAGCAGCAGTGGACAAGGTAGCGGAGAGCCTGAACACGACAATGCAGACGATAAATAAAGAGGACGACGGACCTGCGGATAAGCAAGTCCTAATTCGCACCACCGAACCAGAGCGCGAGAGGTGGAAGCAGGCAGCAGAAAAACTACAAGTAAGTCTTTCTCAATTCATCCGCGACACCCTCAACGATAAGTCCACATCACTTTTGGATTGCAGTCACCCAGTCGACCAGCGACGTTTTTACCCTTGGGCTGAATTTTGCTTAAAATGCGATACTAGGCTGAAGTAGTGACAATCGTTCAACTTGAACCATTTGAATACGAGTGGGCCTCACATGTGGGGACACGAAGATACATAGAGAATTGGCCAAAGGAAAATGCTTCCCACTATAAACAGGATTTAATGGAGGATGACCGAACCGCTTCGGTCGCTGCAGCAGTTTGCGAGATTGCGGTTGCAAAGATAACCAATCGTTATTGGTCTGGCCATGTATGGAACGCCAGTCAACACAAGTACTACAAAGACAGCATAAAAGATGTCGGCAGAAGCATAGAAGTACGTCGAGTACGAACTGGAGATTCAGCCGCTGTAAGAAAACGTGACCTAGGTAAACACCTGTGGCTGTATGTGGCCAAAGCAATCATGCCCGAATTGCGCCAAGTTGAAATTTGGGGGTACATCGATTACGACCAAGCATGGGAACTGGGGAAACCGGCACCATATTCACCCGAGGACACCAGACTTATCCACCGCAGCCAACTGACCTTGGAGTTCGGGCACTCCTGAGTTTGTATAAATCCAACCGGAGTTGTCACTCTTGTTGTCTATTATAGTCAAGAGTCATTTTTGAAGTGAGGTTTCCTATGGCCACCCGAAAAAATCCGCAGCACAATCATCTACTGATTACGGCGCGCACCGATGACCCACCCAAAAACAAAAGACGAATGAAGAAATGGTTGAAGTTTCTCGTTGAATGCATCGGCATGTATCGCATCAAGGGTCCGTTTGTCAAGTACGTCAAAGCGCCGGGCAATAGGGGATTGACGGCAGTGGTGATGATTGAAACTTCCCATATTGCGCTTCATATCTGGGATGAGCCCAAGCCAGCGCATATTCAATTTGATATCTACACATGTTCATCGCTCAATGTTGGCGAAACTCTCGACAGACTTATCAGGGACCTGAAACTGACCCAAATTTCTTGGGCTTATTTTGACCGAAGCGTTGGATTTAATCAAATTTCAGGAGGTGACTCTATTGATGAAATAAAACTGTTGAACAGAGACGCCAAATGGTCGATGCATTAAAAATGACGAACAAGGGCTTCGATATTCCATCTTCTCGGTTTGATTTTGCCAAAGACCTCAAATACGGATTACAGGGCGAAGAATTGGTGTCTTTATTTTTGGAACAAGTGTCAAATGGAGACTTTGAAGTCAAAAGCGACAGATATCGCAACGGTCGGATGATTGTAGAAACTAACCAAAACCCCAGGGCAGTCAAAGACGAACATGGCACCCCAGTCTGGGTGTCAAGCGGCATCAACGTAACCACCGCTTCTTGGTGGGTGTACATCTTCTCTCCATCTGGTGCATTCGTGGTCGTATCTGTTTCACGATTAAAAAAGTACCTAAGACTAAATAAACAACTATTTAACGAATCCACAAAAAGAGAACTTGGCGGTGCAGACAACCCAGCACGAGGGTTCCTGCTGTACCCGGAGCATGTTCGAGACATGATGACCAAGAAGGACTACGACATCGACTAGTGTTCATGGTTATGCTCACACAAAAATCGACTCCAGTAGTAAAGAAAAACAAAAAAGATATCGACCAAGAAATATCCAATTTGAAAGATGAATTAAAGCAAATAAACGAAGAAATACGCAAACTAAATATACTTTTGAAAAAACTTGGCTAGACATGGGCGTTTGTATAATTCCGAATATCCAAATCGGGGACATCCCGCCCACGCCCGCGTCCGGGAGAGACCAAGCACTCCCCGAAGTAGAAAAAGTAATGCGGGAATACGCCGCTCACTACGGCAAGCCCTTTGGCTATCTCCAGGAACAAGTGGACACCGTATTTCAGCAAATAGTTCCACTAAAAAGTTTGGAGTCAGTCCAAATCTCCGCCTCTTCAATTACCGAACTCGACCTACACACGGAAACCGCTTTTCATCCTTATCCGCCCGACTATGTGTTCCTGTTGTGTCTACGTGGCGACCCGACGGCGTTCACCACCTATGCCAACCTTGAAGCGGTTTTGAAAAAAATCGGCGAAACCACACAAAAGGTTCTCCGGCAACCCTGGTATACAACGCGCGTCGACGCCTCTTTCATTCTTAACGGCCAAGAAGATAAATCTATTGAGATGCCGATTCTCTATGGGGAAAAGCAAGAGACAAGAATCGTTTATGACAGATTCTTGATGAAAGGGACATCAATTGCAGCACGCAGGGCGTTGGATGAATTAAATAATGCAATCAAAAGCAGCACAAAAAAGATTGCACTGAAAACTGGCGAGTTGATGATTATCGACAACAGGAAAACCGTGCACGGTCGATTGCCGTTCACCCCCAAATACGATGGGACAGACAGATGGTTAATGCGTACCTTGGTGAGAAAGCAATTACCACCAAACGAACATATGAATGGTGAAATAGTAACCATCTCACTGTAAGTTGTATAAATCTATCCGGAAACAAAGTTCTACTTTTGATTTATACAGAGGGGCCCGTGTATGCAGAATACAGCGTGGTTTATTAGTGGTATTGATGTTGGATTGGGTACTAGTCAAAGTTATGCTAAAAAAATAGAAAAAATACTTTCCCACCTAGAGGAAAGGGTTTGGAGAATTAAATGAACAATTTCGCTGTATTCCTGTTCGGGTTTGGCATTTTCTCGTGGCTGATTATTGGCGTATGTTTTTACGCCAGATTGGAAACAAAAAAACGGAGCGCAACATCACAAATAACGTCTGATTGGACTTGGGGAAATGGTTAAATGCTGCGCCTGCCAGGCGGATATAGATGAAGAAAAAGGCGACTGGGGATGGAGTGCAACAAAAGAAGAATACATTTGCGAATCCTGTAGGGATATAGACGAAAGTTCCCTTTCCACAATCATGCTTGTTTCGCCTGGACAGAAAACAATCAAATACTACGTAGGCGAACATACGCGGATGTCTGAAGACGGCGATGACATGACCCTTTCTTTCCTGGATGTGGACAGGGTTTGGGTTTCTAGCGATGCGCACCGCGGTCACTACAACACAACTATTGCTGGCTGGGAAGAAGTTTTGGTTGGGTGGACGACGGGTGCATGGGGAGATGACACTTCCAACCGGAAGCAATCTTTCAATGACTGGGCAAATGACGTATGTACAGGAGAGATACAATCGCTCGTCCCATTGGCGATAGTTGCTGACCCAACAAGCAACTTGTTCAGCATGGGGATATCAGTTCTCACTCCGGAACCAGAGAAGTTCAAAGAATGGTTCGAATCTGACTTTGATGATTTGTCAGACTCGCTTGCATAAATCTAACCAGAAGTCGAAGATTCAAAAAATGTGTCGTACGTGCCCCCCCGGCTACCAGCGCCGTCCAAAAAGTCCCGACGATTTCAATACGACGGCAAATGCGTTTTGCGATGTGTCGCACCACATACACACCCCCTGACACCCCACCCCAACGAAAGCCTTATGCCATAAGGGTTCCATGGTCTACCCCTCAAACCCAAGCCCCGTATGGCTTTCATGATGCCCCAAAAGACCATGTTTGTGCCTACCATCGCCCATCGTGTATGCCTACATGGGCCCCGCGGGCGCTTACTGCACAACGCCATACCCCTCAAAGCAAGCGCTCATAGAAAAGTGACCATGGCGTTTCCACACATGCCACTCGCCTTTGGTCCCGTCTTCCATACACCCCCCATACACACGATGACCCACACCCCTAGCATGACGCTCAAACAAACGTGTGTTCGCTCGCCCCATGACGTTCGTCTGAGGCTCGCCCTAAGCCCCGTAGGCGCGTGTGTTCGCCTATGTGTCATCATCAGGCACGTCATGTAGGAGGTCATGAATGAAGCGCCTCATGAAGGTCGCTCATCATCAAGCCCCGTAAGGCTTTGCCACCCATACACACGCCATACACACGTACCCATAGGCTCATGTGTGTCGCCCTACCCACCCCACCTCACCTCACCCCACCCCAGTATCAGCCCCGTAGGAGATTGCGCCTTCGTCACGGGTGGCACACGGGCATACCATACCCCATCAAACCCTTATGTCATAAGGCTTTCATACCCCTACCCTACCCCCTGACCCATCACCCCAGTACAGCCCCGTAT